CGTCTCGCTCCACAGCTCGTCTCTGTTGTTCTTCGTCTGGCGGATGCAGCGCAACGTCATGACGAGGTGACCGTCACCATACTGGTTGCGGATTTCGTGCATGGTACCGCGGGCATGGCTCTGCGCGGCCGCACGGCGCCGATAGACCGGCACCAGTTTGATGCCGAGGCCGTCGAGAAGCGCGTCGAGCTTGCCTTTGCTCAATCGATCACCTTCCTTCTCAGCGCAGCGGCGACCAGCGCCGTATCCTTGTAGACGTCGAACTTGTCCATCAGGATCCTCTTGTGGGCCTTCACCGTGTCATATGACCGACCGGTGATCGTCGCTATCTCGTTGACGGACTTGCCGTCGCAGATGAGGGAGAGAATCTCTCGCTCCGTCGGGGTGATGTGGAGGTCAGCCATGTTTCCTCCGCGTCCAGCCGTGGCGCTTCGCCAGCCGGGCGATCGTGCTGTCCGAAATGCCGTACTTCTCCCCGAGCTTCTTGAGGTTCTCGGGCCAGGTTTCGTAGTCCTTCCGGAGCGCCGAGATGTTGACCGTGACGGCCTGAAACGAGGTGTGGGTCTTCTGCGATCCCCGGTACCAGTTCTCGCTCTTGCCAACGGCGGTGATCGCCCGCTCGCTGACACCGAAGGCGATGGAGATTTCCTCGAGCGTGTCGCCGCTCTGGTGGGCTTCCTTGACCTTGGCCTTCAGGTCGGGATCGTTGAGCAGCCGCTGGGTGCCGGACTGATATTCCGGCCTATCCTCGCCCATGATCTTCGCCACGCGCGCGACGGCGTGAATGACTGTCGTATGATCACGTCCGCCGAACTCACGACCGATCCGGGGGTAGGAAACGTTCAGCTTGGTGCGCAACTCCCACATGATGATCTGCCGCGGACCGGTGATCTCTCTCGCATGCGACGGGCCGATGACCTGCATATAGTCGGCGCCGAGTTCCGCGCATCGGCGGATGATATAGGCCCGGATCTTGCTGCATCGGTTGCTTGCCAGGTACCACTGCCATGCCCGGATATGCTCATCGAATTGCATATCCTCCTGCCGCCACATGGGAGGCACCACGACGCGCTGGACGATCCGTAGCACTGGCGACGGCTTTACCGGCCGGAACGCATTGACGGGGTTCATGAGGCGATTGCGCACCGCTGCTGCGTTCTGGCGCATCTCATCGGCGGATTGGAACTGACGGGCGATGTTGGTCATGCTGAAACCTCAATGAAATCGATCGGGCCGCCAGGAACGCCATCTTCGAACACCGCGCATGACAAGCGCCCATCGAAGACGCAGCCGCTATCGACGTTCGTCCGGTTGCCGAATGTCGTGGGGTTTTTGATCGACGGCGTGTGGCCGTGAACGACGTGCTTGCCCCAATACGTGCCGTGATAGTGGGGCGGCACCCTGAGCCAGAGGAACTCCTCATCCGTCTGATGCTCAATCGGGATGATGTCCTTGACGCCAGCGTGGACGAAAATCCGGTGATCATCGATGTGATAGGACGGCAGCCGACGGCACCAACTGACGACAGGGTTTGGTATCTCCCCCCCGAACGATACGAGCGTCTCAGCGCCACCATTGCCGATCCACCACGATACGAGGCGGGGATCGCGGATGGCTTGGACCATCATGTCCTCGTGATTGCCCTTCAGCGCGATCCATCGCCATTCCTTGGGAACTTCCCCCATGAGAATATCGAGGACTGCTTTGCTGTCAGGGCCGCGGTCGATGTAGTCGCCGAGGAAGACGACGGTGCCGCTGGGAGCGTAGACCATGATGCGATCCTGCATGCGCCGCATTTGATTCACGCACCCATGGATATCGCCGATCGCAAATGTGTAGGTCATGCCGTAGCCCTCCTCTTGCTCTCCACCTCGATTACCTTCCCGCCACTGCGGAAGAGTTTCTCGAATTGCGACTTCGCCAGCGCTCGCTTCGTCGTCGGCCCGGTGATGGCTTCCGCGACAATCGGGCTGTTCATCTGCCGCAGGAACTCAACCTTGGCCGCTGCTTCTGCTTCGGCTTCCGTCGGGAAGATGATGTCGTCTCGACCGTTGCGAAGAATGCGGTTCTCGCCGTGGTGATAAAGCCTGATCCACGAGATCCAGCCCGTGGGGCGCTTGAAGGTTCCGAATCCACACTGGTTCATGCAAAATACCTCTTGCAATTAGGAACAATGTTCCTCATATTCACTCCACCGAATAGAGAGGATTTCCGATGAGCCCCGAGACCGCAGCCCTCATTTCCCGTATGCAGGCCATGCCGAAAGCCTTTGCCGTCGTTACCCGCTTTGCTGATGGTGCCGAGCGTCGCCACGAGACCGCCACAGAGGGTCAGGCCAACAATTATGCCATTGGCGAGCGCCGTAAGGTGGGCCGCGACCTGATCAACCGTGATACCGGCGCAACCGTTCGCGTCACTGCCGTCGACGTGGTGAAGCTTTGAGCCCTGAAGAGTTGAATGCCCGAGCTGCTGCGATCTACGGAGACCGGTGGCAGACTGCCCTCGCGAGGCGCGTGGCCGTAGAGCCCCGCTCAGTGCGATATTGGGCCTATGGTGCCCGAGCCATACCCGATTGGCTTGAATGGGCGGTAGGCGTTCTTGAGCGCCATGAGGATGAACGCTGATCATGCCTGAATCCTCCCTGCCTTTATCAGCTTCTCCATGATGTCGATCCGCTGGCCGATCCAACGCATCGCGTTGCACGCCATGGAATTGCCAAGGGCCTTGTATCGAGGACCGTCAGGGGCATGGTCCTTGCCGCGCCATGGAACGTTGGTGAAATTGTCGGGGAAGCCTTGCAGGCGCTCGCACTCTATCGGCATGAGGCGACGTACGGCCCAACCTTGCCTGATGCCGTCGATCTGATTGGCGCTTTCGCTCTGGGCCCGCGCCTGAAGGGTTGGATTGACCTCGCTTTCCCACGCAAAGCCGTTGGCATTCTGGCTCACGCTAAAAGCGACGGCGGTGCTGTGGCCGTTGGCGTCGAGCGTGTAACTGGTCTCTTCTGGATTGACACCCAATCCGTAAGTTGGATTGCTTCCAAGTTTTGGATTGAAGGCTATTGGCGCAGCTATGGCTCCAACGCCCATACCGGCTCGGCCGCCGTTCGGAGTCAGGATCGCATTGGCCGTGCCGTCTTGTCGCCATTCAATGTCGGGCTCTCCATCGCGGCCACGGATGGCGAGTGTCAGCGGTACCGGGACAATTGGCGTTCCTCTTCCTGTACCGTCCCCGCTGGCATCAAAGCCTTCAGCACGAAGCGCGTGCGCGACATAGGTCTCCAAGGTTTCGTCATGGCTGCTATTCGCCTTCGCCAGGAGAGGATGAGCAACAAACGTCTCGCTCTCGAAGTCCATCCTGCCCATCGGGCCGCCGTGAGCGTTGACCGCCGTAGCAACATCGATCGGCCCTGACTGATTATTGCCGCCGAATGCTTTGGCGATCAGTCCACCATCGAGGTCGAAGTCGGTGCCGAGTCCGCCACCGCCTGTAGGGCGGCTCGCAATTGTGGGGGCAGCTCTTTGCCCCGCTTCTCGGCGCGGCGCAGGATCCCCGCGCATGCCTTCGGGCTCAAGTAGTACCGCTGCGGCACGTCGCCAGTCTCCAAGATATCCGACAAGGAAGACACGGCGCCGTCGCTGTGGGACGGCACGAGCGTAGTGGTCCACTCGGACATATTGAGCGTCAAGAACCCGGTAGGCGTACCCATACCCGCATTCTTGAACGAAGCTGAGGAACGTGGCGAAGTCGGCGCTTTCGAGCCCGTCGTCGCCTTCGTCTTCTTCGCCTTGCTCATCATCTGTGTGAGAGGAAAGGACACCGGGGACGTTTTCCCAGACGATCCAACGGGCGCGCAGGCGGCGAGCCAGGGCGAGATATTCGAGGGCGAGGTTGCCGCGCGGATCATCCAGTCCGAGACGCTTTCCAGCGACGGAAAAGGACTGGCAAGGGGTTCCTCCGACCAGAAGGTCAATAGGTCCTGCGTCTGGGCCGATCGTCGTGAAGTCGCCATAGTTCGGGATCCCGTTCTTTGCCAGCGGCTCGCCGGGCATGTTGCTTCCGTAGTGATGAGCGAGGACAGCAGAGGGGAATGCCTCGATCTCGGAGAAGAAGGCAGGAGTCCAGCCAAGCGGGTGCCATGCCATCGTTGCAGCCTCGATGCCGCTGCAGACTGAGCCGTACCTCATAGGAAGCTCCCCTGGCTGCCCTGGCTGAGGTCCGTAAACATCGTCTTCCCTCCATCCCATCCGACTGACTTTCTCTGAGGCCACTTGGTGTGTCTGGACAAGGCGAGCACCAGCTCTGCCTTGTTCTGCACTTCCTTCATGACGTCTTCCCAGATCGGATGCAGGTCGGAATGCTCAGCGGGTTCAATCTCCTGCAGGATGGGTTCGGCGCGAAATGGAATGATGACGTGGTTGGCGTCCTTCTCGCAGGCCCCGAATAGATCCCCATACTTCGGCCGACGGCTGATCGCGGCGAGATATGTCTTCTTGTCGATCCTCTTGTCTGTGATCTCGAAGGTATTCTTCTTGAGCTGCGAGGCGGCTACGATAGGTGTTTTGGTGTCTCCTGCCTTGAGCTTTATCCGGCGGGTCACGAGCGGCGCGAATTCGGCATCACTCATGCGCACCGAACTGCTGTCGCGCTCCATAAGGCCTATGTGGTCAACTACGCCCATGGCACCGGGGTGGCGCTTGGCGAAATCTTCGTAATCCCTATCGAACTGCCGGAGGGTCATGCTGTCGTCGCGAATGAATACCCGCTCCTGCCAAGTCTCGGCGTTGCGGCGGGCGTTCTCAAGCATCTCATATTCTGCCGAGGAGACCTTACCTCGGATCTGACGCCAAGCCTGGATATCGGTCAGTCGCGACAGCGCTCGATGCGCAAGCTCTTCAGCTTTCATCTCTCCCGAGTTAACCCATACCGGATGGCCGTTGATGGCGGCGCCTGCGACGAGCTGCTCGATAAGGCTCGATTTCCCCTGCTTGGTGGCACCGCCGATCACGATCAACTGACCTGGCATGAACGGGCCGACCATGTCCATCAGCGGCTTCATCCCATAATCGACGCCAGCGGCTCCCTTTCCTTGATAGGCATTGGCAGTGCCATCGAGGGCCAATCTTGCCGCTTGGGCGAGCGTCTTAGTCTTCTCCTCACCGCTGAGCGCCCGCGATACCGATTCGAACTTGGCCCGCAGCGCCTCGAACTCGTCGAGAATGTCGAGTTCCTTGGAATAGGCCGTCTGCTCCATCTTCTGGCTGAGAGAGATGCAGGCGCGGCGCGCGGCGCTCTCCACGATCGCCATGGCGTAGTCCGGGGCGTTCACAGCATTGACCGCCTCTCGCATCATCCGCGCGAGATAGCTGGCAATCGTCATGTCTCCGATCATCGTCTCTTCGACGTGGTTCCGGATCGTGACGGGATTAGCAGATCGGCCGGCGCGGCGGAGATCGATGATGGCTGCGAATATCTCGCGGTGCGTCTTCTCGAAGAAATGCTGAGGCTCGATCGGCACACGCAGAGCGTCGAGCGCCTCGTTGTTCATCATCAGGGTGCCGAGCAAGGCCTGCTCAGCCTCGATGTTGCAGGGAACCTCCTGTATGGCCTCAGCTGCGCCGAAGTGCAGCGCGCGCTCACCCTCGGTGAACTCGTCTTCCTTGCGCTTGTGGATATCGCGGGGGGCGGCGTTCATGCGGCTTCTTCTTCCTCGATCGGAATCGGTTGGCCGGTGACGCGGCGCTGCGCGATGTCGGCATATTCGGGATTGAGCTCGACCATGATGGAGCGGAGACCGAGCTGCTCGGCTACGAGCGAGACGGTACCGGCGCCGCCAAAAGGATCGAAGACGATGCCAGGCTCGCGGCCGAAGACTTCGCAGATCGGGCCGCAGCCTTCGACAGCCCCACAGCAAGAGCAGATGGTCTTCGGCGTGCCTGCCTTGATGCAGCGCTCGGCAAGAGCTGGCGGGAATGTCGCGAAATGCGCCTCGCGGAAGGCCTTGGGAGCAATCGTCCAGACGTTGCGAGCGTTCTTCGTTTCGACCAGGTCGCCGGTCGATGCGGCGAAGCTCGGCTTTGACTTCCTGAAAGGATCGTTCTCGTCCGCCATCTTCGAAACGATGCGGTCACGGCCTCGATCGGTTTCGCCCAGATTGATCTTGTCTAGCCGACCCCAGCCTACTCCGGTGTCACCCTTCCGCGATCGAGGAACGCGATCGATATTCTGGCGGCTGTTCGGCCCCGCCTTGCGAGCGTGCGCGGTACCGCTGACCGGCTCGCGAATGGCCTCGTGGTCGTAGAAGTAATCCTCGCCCTTCGTGAGCAGCCAGATTTTCTCGTGCGACGAGGTCGGCCGATCGTAGACCGATTCCGGCATGGGATTGGGCTTGTGCCAGATGATCTCGGAGCGGACGTACCAGCCGTCGTCCTGCAGGGCGATCGCCAAGCGGTTCGGGATCATGCAGAGGTCTTTCGGCTTCAGGTATCCACCTGGTCGGACTGTCCGCACGCTATCGGGGCGATATCCTTCCTTCGCTCCATCCCTTTGCGGGCCGCGCTTGTCAGGCTGCAGGATCGGCCCGACGGTTGAAAATGGCTTGTCGCGGAACGTGCGATCGTCGGTACCGTCAGCCTTGTAGGCCGCCGCGCTCTTTCCATTCGGCTGCGCGGCGTAGCAGTCACCATAGTTGAGCCACAGTGTGCCGGTCGGCTTGAGGACGCGCCAGACCTCGCGGAATACCGAAACCATGACTTCAAGGTGTTTTCCGAGCGTCGGCTCGAGCCCGATTTCGACATCATGCGCAGGCTCGAAGAAATCGTGCAAATGCGCTGGGATATTGGATAAGCGATAAATCAAAGGTCTTCTCCAATCCGTGAATCTGCTATGGTTTCGAGATGAAATCTCTCCATCTGGACCCGGCTTGGCTTCGGCAAAAATATGAGACTGAGAGGATGTCGACCTATGAGATCGGCGCACTTGTCGGTCGCGACCCGAAGCGCATCTACGAAAAGCTTCGTGACTTCGGAATCCCTACGAGACCCCGGGGATTGAACCTGTCTGGTCGGGACAATTACATGCAGATTCCCGGCGTGGCTAACCCGTTTTCGGGGAAGAGCCACACGGCTGAGACAAGAGCTGTTCTCAGCCGAAAGGCCTCTGTGGCAAAGCCGCATATCCGCGGTGCCGCGAACGGAATGAGCGGTCGGACTGGCCCTTCCAACCCAAATTACAGAGACGGCAGCGCCCCAGAGCGCCAAAGGCTTTACGCGTCCAGTGAATGGAAAGAGATCCAGCGCAATGTCTACGCCCGAGACAATTACCGGTGCGTTCATTGCGGGTCTGGCAAGACCGGCCCGAAGTCGATCCATGCCCATCACATACGCCCGTGGGCCGGGAATAAGGCGCTGCGATTTGATATGGCAAATCTCGTTACGCTCTGTCGTGATTGCCATCATTGGGTTCACAGTTCGGCGAACAGCGAAAGCCTGTACCTGGTGAAAACTCATTCGACACCAGCCTTCGTCAGCTCGGACGCGACGTAAGCGATTTGCTCTGGCGTGAGGTCTTTCCGCATCCTGACGGCGTCTTCCGGCAGATACTTGCGCAGACCCCAATAAGGCGGAGACGTGACAACGCAATCGACCGAGTTCGCCGGCATGGACCGCATCGCTTCGATGCAATCGCCGACAAGCATGGTGCAGCGTCCTTCGAGCAGTGAACGAGTGTGGATCATGCCGCGGCGCTCCTCATCTTACCGGCGCTAAGCAGGCTCATCTGAGTGCTGCCGTTGGCGAGCTTCATATCCATGAAGGCTTTGTGGAACTCGGGATCCACGACGCTGGAGTGTGCCCAGCTATGGGCAATCCCGACCGCTTCCGCAGCATTATGGGCGATGGTCTTCTGCGTCGGCAGGGTCACGCCTTCCCGTTCGCATTTCTGAATAGCCGCTGTCTTCCAGTCATTCTTGAACTTCGGATTGCCCTTCTCGATGACCTGACGTCTGATCTTTTGGCCGTTGATCACCACGCTTTCCATCACCGGCTCTTGCGGGCAAACAAAGCCATGGCCGTAGAATGGCTTGCGCCAGGTGGAAGGGTGGATGGTCGCGATCGGAACTTCGCAGATGCCGAAGAAGGACATCACGGCGCCGATGCAGTTCCAACTCCAGATGATCCCGTTGACGCCGGTGCCTTGCGTGCTTTCCGAGCCCTGCTCAATGACGACGATATCGGGCATGCCGTGCTGCTCTACCCTAGCCCTCAGTCGGCGGCCCATATTGGCGGCATAGAAGTAGTAGTTGCTGTCGCCCTTGAGCTCGATGACCTCGCAATGGGCAGAGGCCAGATTTCGGTTGGTGTCCAAGATGGCGAGACCGCACTTAGACGACGCGTCGATGCCCCAAACCTTCATGCCCCTGCCCTCCGAAGATCTGCACCTGAGAGCACGCGCTCGATCGGCATACCGCGGCTGAGACGATTGCGAATGGTTGACGGCGCTATGCCGGTCATAGAAGCCAGTTCGTCGACACTGTAGGAGCCGCCACGGTAGTCTATCCGGGCGAAGTGCCGGTGCTTGCCTCGCGGCTCCATGGCCTTCACGTCAATGCCTGCAAGGATCGTCTGCGTCAGGTTCTCGCTGGCGACCGTCTCAATGATGGCCCGAGCAACAGCCCGCCCAGACACTCCGAGCTTGACGCCCTCTTTCTCAAGCTTTGCCGCCGTCTTCGAATTGATGATTGCTGATATCGACATGGTGAAACCCTCTGGAAAATCCTCGGCATTCGCGCCGAGTAATGGCCGGCCGCCGCTTGGGAGGAGGAAAAGGCGGCCGGATTGATCAGTGCTGGGTGAAGGCGAAAGGGTTTTCGCTCTTGGTCGGCGGTTCGCGTCCGGTCTTGGTCGCGTCTTCCGCCGCTCTTCGCGCCTGTTTCTCTTCCATGACGCGCTGCCAGTTGGCGGCATAGGCGTTCTGACCGCGCTGGTAGGCCGCAAGCCAAAGCTTGTCGTCTGCAGAACCCGCATCCATCTTGGAGACACGCTCGAAGCCGTTCAGGCCGCATTCGTAGCCATCAGCCTCGATAAGCTGCTCACGGCTCGCCCTGTCGGCGAGAAGGTCGCCACCGCGATCATCGGGGATGAGACCCAGCCGGATACGATTCCGCTTCATCATCTCGAAGGTCTTGATGTGCTTGCGCTGGTCATCGGAAGTCATGACCTCGACGTAATCGAGGATTTCCTTCTTATCGAAGCCGTCGTTCTTGGCATCCGCTGTCTGGTCGGCGATCTGCTTGTTGAGCTCCTTGATCTTCGCCTTCATCTCGCGGACCTTGCGAGTGTGGATCGACCAGAGGATGGCCTTGTCGGCCTCGCTGACGGTTGGTTTCTCGGATGCCTTCATTCGTCACCTTCCTTTCGCTGTTTCCTTTGCAAGGCGCAGCTTGTCCGCCAGCGCCGCCACTTCCCGATCAAGATCCTCAAAATGAGCATCCCCAAACCTCGCTTTCTCCACCTCAAGTTCGGTCTGCAGCTCCGCCAGCTGCCTTGAACAAAAATCGAGGTACGCCTTCCTGATGCGCCCGAAGACGCGGATACCTGGGTCTTTGGTTTCACCCTTCATGAGCCGTTTCAGGCTCCGCGGATTAAGGCCGCACAGAAAGCTCATCTCTTCGAGAGCACGTGCCTCATCGCCCCAATTCTGGTATTTCCGGCGGTACATTCTTCGCGCGTACTCGGCCGCTGTTTCCGGGCTGAATGCGTCAACTACAGACATTCGCTTCGCCTCTTTTTTCCCTGCTACATTCTGGTTTGTTTCTGACAACTTCATTGCCGCCTCGCCTGATAGGTTTCTCCTCGTCAGGCGAAGGCGTTTAGGTATTGCGTTCAGCCGCCGCCCGACGACTGAGACTGAAGCGTGTAATGATCATCCGGGGTGCCACCGGTACGAATGGCCTGCCAGCCAGTGCCGAGGAGTTCCCGATTGAGCTTGGAGAATGAAATGCAGAGCAGAGTGAAGGACCGCACCGGATCAGTCCGCCAAGATAGGCCGGCGCGGTTCATGAGCTGCTTTGCATCGATTGGTTTGGGATATGCGTCGTAGAGAGCCTGGAACATGAGGCTCTCGCGCGGCGGCTCGCTATCCATCTGGCGGGGACGACGCATTAACGCGGCCTCCGCTTGAGCATGACGGCTGTTGCCTTCTCCTGATTGCTGAGGAACCTGCCGAAGGGCAGAGCGCACGCGATAGCCACGAGAAGCCAGCCAAGCAGGGAGAGAGCGATCGATGTGTAGGTCATGCGTCATCCTCTCCGCATCCAGCGCCAACGGTCTCGCCGTGTTTGCCAGCAGTGAAAACCTTCCAGTGACGCCAGCCGCGGGGGCAGTGAAAGCCCCACTCGCGGATGCGCGGCCCGGTGATGAAAACCGTCCAGCATGGGCCGTCGTGAAGCTCGATACGATGCGCCTCGGAGGCGTACCGGAACTTCATCTGACCGGCTTGGCGGATCGTCCTGACATTGATGCCGCCAGCGCTGATCGTGTGCTCGGTGTAGGTGCCGCGCAGAAGGATCGACAGGTTCCACCAAGGATGATCGTGGAGAGCCCTATCGTCATCAGAGCGCTGAAAGTGGTGAAGATAGACGTTGAACCACTTGTTGCGCGGGATCAGCCACCAGCGGGCCAGATAGGTGTCATCTCGTCCGCCGATGTAGATGTCGGCGTCCCTGCGGCCAGCGATGGCGATCATTCGGGGAGCGAGATATTTGGCGATGAGGTTCACGCCGCCTCCTCCGCGCTGATGGCGCGCTTGATGGCTCGGTCGAAAAGATCGAGGACTTCAGCGTGGGTGTGAGTGTCGTTGAAACGGACAACAAGCTGGCCCGCGGTTTCTTCGCACTCTTGGCTAAGGAAGAAGAACGCGTCGCGTGCTCGCTCCGCTGGGCTGACTTTGAGGAGCGCGCCGACCGAGCAAAAGCACGTCGCCGACTTACTGTCGTAGTCAATGAAGCTGCCGCGCTCATTCCGAGCGTACTCGCCCTTCGTCCAGTTCTTCTCATCCGAGATCAGGTCTCGGGCCTTCTGGAGGATTTCAGCGGTGGTGGTCATGGCGCAGACCCTTCCTCGCACCAGCGAGCGATGTTCTCTAACTTCTCTTCGGAGGTCAGATGACGGCCACGACGGATAGTCCGAGCCGCGATCATGAGGGCCAGACGAGTTCTGGCGTGGCTGGAGAACGCTGGCTCGTTGAGCATTTCCTCGACGAGCTTGGCGCATTCCTCACGAGCGGGGCTCGGGCCAGTGCCCGCGTCGAAATCGTCGATCGCCTTGCGGATGGCTGCGGCTGTTGGGTCGCTCATGCTTCGGTCTCCCGCAACTGTGCCACCAGATCCTTGCGGAGCCCCTCAAGTTTGAGGATGTACTCGTCAGTGGCAGCGATATGAGCCTCGGGAGAATACAGCTTCCTGCAGGCGTTCCAGCAGTCGACGAAACGGTAAGCGTCTTCCTCGGCGTGCACCTCGGCGTAGACATGGCCGGAGCTCGTGACGAGCTTGAAGACGCCCTGGTCGGTCTCCGGCTTGAGAACGGACAGTTCCTTGTAGGGTTTAAACGTGCTCATGCTACGTCCTCAGCCGCCACGGCAGCATGGTCAGCCAGCATGCGCTCAATCAGCTTGAGAACAGGGCCAGATGGGTTTGCCTTGCCGTTGATCCACTTGGACACAGTGCCCTGGTCAACGCCGAGCTCATCGGCAAAGCGTGGCTGGTTGAGGCCGAGCGTTTTCATCGCGGCCTTGATGTTCTCGGAGTGGTTCAGATCGTGCGTCA